GTAAAGAAAGGATTGAAGAAATGAATCGTGATAATAAGCCTAACATGGATAAGGTAAAAATAGGTGGTATCGTCTACGAAATCGAAAAAATAACTGATTTACAGGGAAAAACAGGAGAATGGGGGCATATTGAGTACAAGACATGTAGGATTGTTCTTGACGACTCAGCTAGTCAACAAATCGAAGACCAGACGCTTATTCACGAAATTACGCATGGTATTTTAGTTGAAGCCGGCTATATAAATCATGAAGAAGAGCAAGCAGACAGAATTGGGAAAATTCTTTATCAAGTTTTGGTTGATAATGACTTTTCATGGCTTAAAAACAGAAAGTAGGTGATCCAACATCTTGACTGGCAGGAATAGACTGCTATAAATTATTGTAAATTGCTATAAACCGTGTCAGATTTGATGCGGTTTTTTGATTGTCCGAGCATTGAAGACATAAAAAGCCATGGAATTATACAGTCGGGGACGACTTTAAAAATAGGAGGTTCGCAATGAACGAAGAAACACAAACAGTCGAAGTCGAAACGGTTGAAGAACAAAAGGTACCTGCAGAACCTGCACAACAACCGCAAGACGAGAAGAAGTACACGGACGCAGACGTCGATGCTATCATCGATAAGAAATTTGCTAAGTGGAAATCAGAGCAAGAAGCTAAAGAAAACGAAGCTAAGAAACTTGCCAAGATGAACGCTGACGAGAAACAGAAATATCAGTTGGATCAGCGTGAGCAAGAACTGGCTGACCGTGAAAAGGCTATTGCTCGCAAGGAATTGACCGCAGAAGCCAAGGCAATGCTAAGTGAACGTGGCTTACCAGTTGAATTAGTATCCGTGGTTGATTTGTCAAACGCTGAAGCCGTGACTGAATCGGTCGCAAGCATTCAGAAAACGTGGGAGGATGCAGTCCAGAAAGGTGTATCCGAACGAATGAAGGGTAGCGCACCTATTAAAACTGCGCCAACAAATCAGCAAGAAGTTATTGAAAAATGGAGACAGGACTTTTTGCACTAGAAAATAAAAATAATGAGGTAAAAATAAATGGCATTTGAAGCATTAAACACAGCAGAATCACGCAAGAAACACCTTGGAATTATTGAGGATGTCCTTGCGGTTAATTCATACGCAACACCACTCTTGACACCAAGCGAGGCAGTTACCTTGGAAGGTCGCTCTTTCACAGTCGCAACAGGCAACACAACAGAGCTTAAGGACTACAAACGTAACAAAGACAACGAATTTGATTACGTTGAAACTGAAGAGAAGGTCTACACTCTCGAAGAAGAAAAATACTGGGGCCGTTTCGTTGACCAGCTAGATGAACGTGACTCAAACGGTCAAGTAAATATTGAGTATGTGATTGCTCGTCAGGCCGCCGAAGTAGTCGCTCCGTATCTTGACAAACTTCGTTTTGATGCAGCACTTGGAAACGTAAGTGACAATGTGGTCATGGGCAAAACAGCAGGAGCAAACAACGCTTACAATGCGGTTCTTGATGTGTCTGAGAAATTGGATGAGCTTGGAATCACTAAAGAACGCTTGCTTTTTGTAACTCCAAGTTTCTACAAGGCTATCAAGTCCGAAATCGTACGCTTGCCACAAGGTGACGCAGACAAGAAAGTCCTTGGCAAAGGATATGTAGGTGAACTTGATGACTACACAGTCTACAAAGTACCTTCTAAGTTCTTGCCAAATGTTAATGCCCTTGCGACTGCCCCTGGTGTTGTTACATCACCAATTCAGATCGACAATACCAAGTACAACGACAATGTTCCTGGTCGTTTTGGTGAATTGGTAGAACAATTGCTCTACACTGGAGCGTATGTACTTGAACATTTCCAAAAGTACATCATCACAATCGCAGACTCTAAGCCTGCTGCTAAAAAATCAGCACAAGGCAAGACAGTGAACCGTGCAAAAGCGTGGAAGACTGGAACAGCCTACAAAGAAAGCGATACAGTAACGCATGAAGACAAAGTCTATGTTGCAGTCAAAGAAATCACGAACTCTACGACTGCGCCAGACTCTGATTCTGCTAACTGGAAAGTCAAGAAATGAGGTCTGATCCATGAAAGTCAGAGTAAAACAAGCCTTCAATGACTGGCAAGCGAAAGTGAGACGACATGAGAATGATGTTTTTGAGATGACAGACGAGCGTTTCAACGAATTGTCACACAATCTCAAGAGTGAGTTCTCGGTCGATATCGCAGACGTTGTCGAGATCATTGACGAAACCCAAGGAGACGAGACGACTCCTTACGATTAGGAGGTCTTATGGAACTTGAAAAACTAAAATCATTGACGGGCGAGAGTGACGAAACAGTCCTCTCGTCTTTGCTTTTAAGGGCTGAAAATATCATTTTATCTGAAACGAACCGAGAAAAGCTGACGCCAGCGCTTAACAGACTACTACCTGAACTTGTAATTGAGCTCTACAATCGCTCTGGAAGCGAAGGAGAGCAATCTAGGAGCGAAGGTGGTATATCTGTAACCTACAGTGAGTCAGGCTTGTCTACGGGCCTTTTACAGCGTATTCGGATGCATCGCTTAGCAAGGGTGGCAGGTCATGTTTTTGAAAAAGAATAGACTGAAAGCATATAACCTCAAGCGGTTCAAGAAAACCGTGACAAATGAGGGGATTGCTAAAGAAGGATACTCGGACGAGGTTGAAGAAGTACGACTTGAGTTGTGGCCAGCGACTAGCAAGTTGCAATCTGAGATTTACGGTGACCGTGTCAACGATATCTTGAACGCAAATGCGAGCAAGAGTGCGGACATTAATGTCAAAGACGGTGTCTGTATTGATAGCGAGACAGACGTCACGCATCGGGTTATCTCAAAAAAAGTATACAGTCACCATCAAGTATTGGAGTTGGAACGTGTCAGGTTTAATCGGAGCAGATAGCTTAATCGCTAAATGTCGTAAGCTATATGGTGCAAAGAGCAACGAGATAGTGGGACAAGCGGTCTTGCATGCTGCTAAAACAGTCGTACAAGCTGAAGCGAAACTCAGAGCGCCAGCGAATGAGGGTGAATTGAGAAATAGCATTAGAGTCCGTCTGAAAGTAAATGGCAACAAGATATCAGGTGAGGTCTTTACGAACTCAGATCATGCTGCCTATGTTGAACTCGGGACGGGTCCGAAAGGGCAAGAAAACCACTCTGGCATATCGCCAGAAATAAGCGTATCTTATCGGTCTAGTCCCTGGTACGTGCATGAAGACCGAATCAATGTAGGACCTTACCACTTTGCTAAAAGAGGTGAGTTTTACAAGATGTATGGTCAGCCTGCGCAACCTTACTTGTATCCTGCTTTGAAAGATAATCAGGAACGTGTATCTAGTAACATTTCAAAATACGTTAGCAGAAAGATAAGAGAACAGATAAAATGATTAACATCAAGCCTTTAATTTACAAAGAATTGCAAAAAGTCGCAGATAATGTGACCGATATTTATCCAGACGATTGGGAGAATGTTCCAGTCGTCATTTTTTTGGAAGAACAAAATAAACCAGGTGAATGGTTCGATGACCAAGAGAAGAAGTCGCATATCCGCTATAAAGTGGACATCTTCGACAAAGATAGCACAAGCGATTTAGCAGTCAAAATCAATGAAATCTTCGCATCTTTAGGATTGAGAAGAACAGATTGTCAAGACGTGCCTGACCCGTCGCATTTGCGTCACAAGTTAATGCGCTTTGAAGGAATCGTTGACCTTAATTCACAATTGGTTTATCAATACAGAATGGAGAACTAAACATGTTAGCAAACGGAATTAAGCTTGCTTTTAGTGAAACTAAAGGCAATTATCAAAACCTTGTAGGCTTGAAAGAAGTACCTGAATTCGGTATTGAACCTGAAAAAGTCGAGAATACTACTCTTGCAGACAAGGTTAAGAAATACGAATTTGGTATTGGGGACGCTGGAGAACTTGAGTACAAATTCGCTTATGACAACTCAAGCGCAACTGCTCCTTATCGTGTTTTGCGTAAGGCAGCAGACGGCAAGAAGAAACTCTACTTTGAGCAAACCTATCCAGACGGTACTAAGGTCACATTTGAAGGTCAAGTGTCCGTTAAATTGGGCGGTGGCGGAGTGAACTCTGTTATCGAATTCACGCTCAAGATCGCATTGCAGTCTGAACTCGCATTTACAGACGGATTGGGAGGTTAATAGATGGCTCTACCATACGCAACTTGGAAAGTCAGTGAGGATAAGGAGTTAAAGCTCCGCCTCACTTCATTGCAAGCGACGAAAGTCGAAGAAAAAATCGGAGCAAACTTGCTCAAGGTCTTCATGCCATCTGAGGGTGAAGCCTTTGCCTTACCCCCTCTTAAAGTCATGCTGTTATTGGCCCATGGAGCACTTCAAAAGTTCGAGCATGGAATCTCATTTGAAGATGTGTCTAATCTATATGACGATTATGTTGATAATGGTGGAGATCAGGCAGCATTCATGGCAGACGTTATCTTGCCGATGCTTCAAGTATCGGGTTTTATGCCACGGGAGAAAACAAGCAAAAAATCTCCCAAGAAATCCAAAGCGAAAATGGAAGTAGTCGACTAGAATCGACTGCAGTTACATCAGTAAAAGAAATGGTCGAGAGGTTATACCCGATGTTTTTGGACATTGGGGGCAAGCCTCTCGATTTTTGGGATTTGACGGTACTTGAAATCAGAGAGATGATTGAGAGCTATAATCGTGTCACAATCCAAAAGCAAAAAGAAAAGATTATTGAATCTTACAGACTTTCGCAGATGATAGCAAATAACGTTTCTCTTTTGCTTTCAAAAGATGCTAAACCGCTTGACGTTTGGGATTACGCTCCTGAACTTTTTGAGAAAGAGCGAGAGCAGGTCGAACAAGCGAGATTGGCACAAGAGCTGAAATTGCACCAAGAACGCATGCGCATGTTTGCTGAAAGTCATAATCGAAAAATGAAAATGAAAGGAGAATAGATGGGAGTTACTCTTGATGAGCTCAAGGTTATGATTGACGCTGAAATCGCACCTTTCAAAAACAAGATGAAAGAAGTCGAGAACAAGGTCAAGGATGCCTCTAGCAAAGTACAAGCCTCAACCAACAAAATCAAGGCACAGTCTGGCTCAATGCTAGGTGTATTTGGTAAACTTGCCAAATTCGCTGGCTTTGCCTATCTTGGCAAGAAATTGTTAGATGTCGGCATGTACTCTACGCAGATGGCTCTTGAAGTTACAGCATCAATTAACCAAATCAAGCGTCAGATGGGCGAGAGCTCACAGACATTCTTAAAATGGGTTAACGATAACGCAAACGCTATGAATATGGGCGTTGGTGAAGCAACGAAATATGGTGCGGTATATTCAAACCTATTTTCTGGCTTTATCAAAGATTCTAACAAACTGAGCGCGTATACTGCTAAGATGTTGCAAACGTCGGCAGTCGTTGCTGAAGGTTCTGGTCGCAGCATTACAGACGTTATGGAGCGGATTCGCTCTGGTTTGCTGGGGAATACGGAAGCAATTGAGGATCTAGGAATTAACGTCAACGTAGCCATGATTCAATCGACTGAAGCATTCAAACGTTTTGCAAACGGCCAGAGCTGGGACCAACTCGACTATCAAACCCAACAACAGATTCGTCTCATGGCGATTTTGGAGCAGGCAACTGCTAAGTATGGCACGACCTTGTCACAATCGGTCAATGGTAGTATCAGCTTGTTCAAGTCGTTATTGAAAGACTCTGCTTTGAACATCGGTAACGCCTTCTTGCCGATTATCAACGCTATCATGCCAGTCTTGAACTCATTCGCTATGGTCTTGAAGAATGTGACTGCTAAACTTGCTGAGTTTATCGCGTTGATGTTCAATAAGAAAGCTACTGTTAAAGACGGTGGTGTAGCTGGTGCAGTTGGTAACATGAACGGAGCCATGCAAGAAGCGACTGGTGGCGCAGGCGACCTTGCAGACGCTATGGGTGATGCTGATGATGCTTCAGGCGGTCTAGCTGACAACCTTGGAGACTCTGCCAAAAATGCTAAGAAAGCAGTCAAAGAATTACTTGGTCTGATGGGATTTGATGAAATCAACCTTTTGAACAAGAAAGATGATTCAGACGACGGAGGCTCTGGTGGTTCTGGTGGCGGCGGAGGCAAAGGTGGTAAAGGAAAGGGAGGCGGTGGCGGACCTTTCAAAGACATCTTACCAGAAGTCGCTCTAACAGACATGGACAACCAATTTAAGAGCATTTTTGACGGGCTAGGCGATAAGCTAAAAGGGTTGTTTGATCTCTTCAAAAAAGGTTTCAATGCAGCATTCAGAGCCGAGGGTCTAGAACGTATCAAGAATGCTTTAAGTCGAATTAAGAAGACACTTGAAGAAATTGGAAGTGATCCACGAGTAGTCAATGCTTTTAATGTCATGACTAAAAAAATCGCTTATGCACTAGGGCAGATTGTTGGATCTATTGCAACAATTGGAGTCGGTATCGGTGTCTTCCTTGCTGAAAGCATCGCGAATGGTCTAGAACGTCAAAAAGAGCGTATTATTCGCTCGCTTGTGGCACAATTCGAGAATACGGGCAATATGTTTGCATCAGCTGGAAATATCGCTCAGGCATTCGCAAATGGCTTCTATGACGTCATAACATCGACTGGCGCCATTCGCATTGGAAGTTCGATTGTGTCTGCTGTTTTAGCTATTCAAGCTAGCATTACTGAGATTGGTTTCAAGCTTGGTGGTGACCTTATGCAAGGTATCGAGCGAATTGTCACAGATAACATGCCTGGTATCGCTGACGCACTTTCGAATGCCCTATCTGCCGTTGCTCCTGTTTTTGAGAGTGCAGAACAAGCAATCAATGATATGTCTGATTCTCTCAGCCGTGTGTATGATAATTATATTCGGCCAACGATTGAATCATCAACTAAAGCTATATCAAGTATTATCAGTTTGTTTGTAAAAGGTTGGAATAATTACATCCAACCAATTATCGAAAAACTCGGTCAAGGCTTCTCGGACACAATTGGCAAACATATCTCGCCAATGATCCAGAAGATTTTGGAGATGGTCGCAAGTTTCCAGGAAATGTCACAAGTCATTAACGCTTATGTAGGTCCTGCTATTGGCTTTATCGTTGAGGAATTGACGAGGGTTCTAGCTCCAACTCTTGAATATATCGGAGAAGTCTTCCGCGTATTATTCAACACAGCCGCTGATATATTTGGAGGCATAGCGGATTTTCTTAAGGGTGTGTTTGATATCATCACTGGTATTCTTACGAGTGATATGAGTAAGATTTTTGATGGATTCACAGAAACAGGTGATGCCATCATGAACATCTTGTCTACAATTTTTACAGGATTGTTAGATTTAACAGTAGCAGTCTTAAAGCTTATCTGGGATACGATTGTAGCAATCTTCCAAGGAATTTGGGATGGGATTGTGGCTATCTTCACACCGATTGGCGAATGGTTCGCATCGCGCTGGAATGATATCACAACTGTTTTAGCAGACGTAGCTAAATGGTTTGGTGATATGTTCCAAAAGGCTTGGAACGCCCTTACAAATGTATTCTCTTCAATCGGCACCTGGTTTGGTGAGCGTTGGAACGATGTGACGACTGCACTTGCTAACGTTGCTACGTGGTTTGGGAATATCTTCAAAACAGCATTTGAAGCAGTCAAGAACGCATTTAGCACGATTGGTAGCTTCTTTAGCGGTGTTTGGAACACGGTCAAGAATATCTTCGTGAATGCTGGTCAAATGGTTGGTAGCGCAGTAGGTGGCGCATTCAAGAGCGCAGTTAATGCGGTTCTTGGAACGATTGAGAATGTAGTCAATGGCTTCATCGGCATGATCAATGGCGTCATTGGTTTGATTAACAAGATCCCAGGTGTTTCTCTTGGTGGTATTGGATATGTGAGTCTGCCTCGTCTTGCTCGTGGTGGTATCGTTGATAGCCCTACTGTGGCCATGATTGGTGAAGCTGGTAAAGAAGTCGTTATGCCTCTTGAAAATACTGGATTTTTGCAGACTATGGGTCGCATCGTAGGTGGTGCTGTAGTCAATGCCTTGG